CAACGACAAACGCATGGGCAGTGGCCCGTATGTCTTATGAATATGCTGACGCAATGGTCGCAGTACGCGAAGAAGGAAAGAAATAATGTCTGATATTGAATTTGTTTACGGAGAAGCTGGTTCTGGGAAATCCATTATTCAGTCTTACCAAATTACAGCGGCGGAACTGCGCCAGTACATTGAGCGCATTGAGCGTTTGGAAGAAGAGAAAAAGGGCATCGCTGATGACATCAAGTCTGTTTACAGCGAAGCCAAGGGTCAGGGTTACGACACTAAGATCGTGAAGCAGATCATTCGCCTACGCCGCATGGAAAAAGCTGCGCGTGACGAAGAAGAAGCTATCCTCGACACATATAAGGAAGCCTTAGGGCTTTAGGAATGATCGATGCGTGATACTCACAGGCTGTTCAATTTCCGCGATGTGTCCAACAGGCTTGGCATACCGCCAACCAATAAGAACAACTGGGCTATCGGGCATATATTGTCATCCGCAGCGCACAAAAGGGGCGTTCCTATCTTTCGCCCTTTAACTGAAAAAACCGACCCAAACCCAACCGTCAGTGCAAAGCACTGCATCGCCGCATATCCTATGACCTTCTTTGATGAGGCACTAGTCATTGTTGGCGATTGGTGGGGCGAGGCGAAGGCCCAAGGGGATTTGTTTGAATGATTATACTTGGCATTGATCCGGGACTTAGCGGCGCAATTGCGTTCTATGACACGAAAACGGGTGACGTGACGGTGGTCGATATGCCCACCGTCGAGGTCACGCGCAGTGGCAAAAAGAAGAGCGAGGTTAGCCCCCAGCTTCTTTCGGATGAGATTGCAAAGGGCTTTGCTGATAAGGCCTTTGTCGAGCGTGTCGGAGCAATGCCGGGACAAGGCGTGACAAGCGTGTTTTCGTTTGGGCGCTCAGTGGGGATCGTGGAGGGCATCCTAGCAGCCCTAAACATCCCCACCACCATTGTGCCACCTCAGACGTGGCAGAAGGGCGTAAACCTGCGTGGAGGCAAGGATGGATCGCGAGAGCGCGCTATGCAGTTATTTCCACGCCATGCTTTTCTTTATACGCGCAAGAAAGATGATGGTCGCTCTGATGCTTCCCTGATCGCGTATTACGGCGCTAACCAATAAATAAAAAGGGCTGGCGGTGGTTATACCGCCAACCCTTCAGTGCAGCCTTGGGAACAGCACGTCACATGGACGTGACGCCTGTAGACCAATTCTGCTCCTAAAATCAAGAGAGCATAACATGGCCCAGACATCATTTGACGAAGATTTCGCGGGACCACCTGATTATGCGGCGCTGTATCGTCAGCTTCGCCTTCAGGTCGTCCCCTCATTGCCGCCATCCAACACAGGATCGTGGAAGCGTCCTGCCATCAAGTGGCGGGAACATGAAGACGAACTGACAACGCAGGACGTGTTCGATCAATGGTATGGCCATCAAGGCGAGTACCGCACACGTCAGAACATGGGCCTGATCACGGGTAAAGCTTCGCACGGCGTCTGGGTTCTTGATCTCGACACGCACAAAAACCCACAGGCGAATGAATGGCTGAAGGGCTTGCTCGACCTTTGGAATGATGGCGCGCCTCTTGCTTCGCCGACACAGCGCACAGGCGGTGGCGGCATCCAGATCCTTTTCCGTTCGCCTGAGGGTTGGATGCCGCCGACGATCAAGACATCGATTGGCGTGGACATTCGGGGTCAGGGTGGCTTTGCCGTCCTGCCGCCAAGCATGCACGAAAGCGGCGTCAATTATGCTTGGATCAAAAACTATGAGCCTTGGCTGGTTGATATCCAGACAGCGCCGTCATGGCTGACTGAAGCAATTGATGACCTTGCAAGCCATTTCACGTCTGTCGGTCCAAGTGAGCGCACGGGTTCGCCTGACACTGCGATAAACCCATTTGGGCAGATCGTGGATGGTCGCGAAGATTACATGCGGAACCTTATCTGGGCGAAGATTGTCGACTATCGTCGCGAAAACCTTGATGCGCCATTCTTCAGCGATGCTGAGACGCATCAATGGATGGTAGATGCGTTTGCCCAGTATGAGCAGAGCGTCAAGTCGCGCCTTGTAGAGGCTGGCGTAAGCAATGCCGAATTGCTTGAACGCGAAGGCAGAGGCATATCTGAATTCACTAAGAAATGGTTAATAGCCATGTCGAAGTGGCACACAGACGTTAAGATTGCGGCTGAAGTGCCAAAAAAAGTGCGTGGGGATGTCAAGGCACCTGAGCCAGCATTGCAAATGGTTCAGGGTGATGACGGCGTTTGGCGTCCCCAGTTTGAAGCTTTTCCGCTTTTGAGCGTGACGATGATTCGCAGCCTTCCTGATCCAAAGTACCTGATTGAGGGCCTTGTGATCGAGAATGGTCTTGGCTTTTTCTATGGCCCTCCGGGATGTGGTAAGTCCTTTATCACTATCGGCATGGCCCTTTCCATCGCCGCTGGCTTGGAAGAATGGTGGGGGTACAAGATCAACAAAAGCGGACCCATGATCTACATTTCGTCTGAGGGCGTGAGCGACCTCAAGTTTCGTATTGCGGCATGGGAACAGGCAACAGGCATCAGTGCTGCGGACATTCCGTTTTACCTGATCCATGTCCCCATCAACTTTATGGATGACGGGGAGATTGAGCGCCTAATCCTGACCATTCAGTATTCGGATATGCTTATGGGCGAGGTTCCTGTGGGCATCGTGGTCGACACGGTAAGCCGCTCACTTCCCGGAGCAGATGAGAATTTGCAGAAGGATATGACGCTGTTCATCAAGGCCTGTGACAAGATCAGGCTTGCATTTGATTGCACCGTCATGGGCGTACACCACACAAGTCGCGCAGGCAATCTGCGTGGATCGACAGTGTTTGATGGCGCTGCCGATTTCCTCTTCCGGATCAGTCGCGAAGAAGGCGTCATGATTGGCGAATTCAACGCGAAGAAGATTAAGTCTGCGACTGACGGCTGGACGAAGCCATTCAAGCTTCGCGAGGTCCTGTGTGGCGACATTGCAGGCAATTCGAGCCTGTACGCAGAGCCAGCATTGCCTGAAGAGATGGTTGTCGAAGATGAGTGGCCAAGTAAGCCAGTCTGCCAAGACATCCTCAATGCCATGTCGAAGGCTTGGGATGCGGGTAAGCCTTGGTCTACGCAGCCAAACACAAGGCGCGATGGTCGTTATGCTCCCATGCTGATGACGCGCTTTGAGGTCGAGGAAAAGATGGCCGCGCAGATGATCGATACATGGCTGCGTAATGGCGTCATTGAGATCGACCTTTGCGATGCGCGCACCAAGACAAAGGGCATAAGGGTCCTAAGTCACCTTCACGATGCGCCAACGCGCTATGGATCATATTATGCAAACTAAACCAAGAGGGCTTAACGCCATGATGCCGAAGAAAATAAAGCTAAAGAAGCGTCCTTTTGGGACAGGCAAGTACCCGATTACAAAGCTGGGCGTTGGCGAGTCCGTCACGATCCAGATCGAGTCGCCAAAGCATGAAGGCCTGATCCGCAAGAGCGCGGAAAACTGGAATTCGCGCAACAATGGTTTCATCTCTGCGCGCAAGAAGGGCTCAGAAATTACATTCACACGCATACGATAGAAAGGTTATTTATGAAAAAGTTTTTAATTGGATTTGCATCTGGGATTTTGATGGGCGCGGCAGTGCCTGTGAGCGCAGCGGCCTTGGTCGGTAGTACTGGGTATCTGCATGGGTGGTCGGTCACCAAGGACGGTGAGGACATTTGCTACATGCCATTTGTCTGGACCGCGACACGGGAGATTGAATGTGATTGAGCATAGCCTGCCATTGGTGATCATGGGACTGATAATCCTTGCGGCATATTTGAATGCCACAAAGCCGAAGATAACTGAACAAGAACGCAAGGAAATGGAAGAGGATTGGTGGGGATGATTAAGGAACGTATTGAGGCGCTGCAAAAGCGCGAACAGGTGTGCTGGGATATGGCGGAGGTGTTCCTGCATGCCAAGGACGCGCACGGGTTGCACGACATGGGCGTCGAGATCCAAGGCATCCAATGGGCCATCCGTGAACTGGAAGGGCTGTTACGCAAATGACCCTGCGCCAATTCCTGTTCGATAATTTCGGCTGGGATATTTATGAATGGGCAGATGACGATATTATATTTTAAGGGGAACAAGCAAATGTCAACAAACAGTGGACGGACAAAAGCCGATCAGGATATTATCCGCATGTGCGGATATATCACGGATAACAAGACTATCGCGACATATATGGGCGTCAACCTGAAGCGCGTTGTTTATCTGCGCGGTCAGGCGCAGAAGCTTGAAGCGAAGCGGGCGACTGCGGAAAAGCATCGCGAATTCTATACCACATGGAACAATGACGCAGAGCGCAAGTCCACCATAGATGCCAAGGATGGTTCAGCCAAGCTGCTGAAGGCGCTGGCGGCATTCTTTGAAAATAGGCAGGCGCGTATCAATAAAGGACAAAACGCATGACGGACATAATTTCATTCGATGCCGAAAAGGCCACCCGCTATATTGAGCAGGCGCTGATCGGCTTCATCAACGATCCGGCGGACAGTGATTTCCAGCGCGGGTATCTGGCTGCATTGCTGACCATTTACGAAGAGGGCCTGAACAAGGGTGGTAACGATGACCGTCTGCCGCTCCTGCTCGAAATGGCCCGTTGTCATGGGGGTGAGGGCTCATGACAGACATTGAAGCAAAAGCCTTGGCGCTGGTGAATAAGGTATTGGAAGGGAAAGCGTTGGATAACACGCCATTTACCCGCCTACCCACCGCCGTTAGCAGTCTGGTCTTACTCCGCGCCATCGAACAGCACGAAGCCTTTAAGCAAGAGGTGAGTGATGTGATGATGTATATTAGGGCGCTTTATCCCTCACTGCCAAGAAACTTCTACCGCTTCATCATCCCCAAGCCCAAGCCTGACCCGTTGGTGGAAGCGGTGCATGAAGTTGACACTGGCCCTGCGTGGGACAGTCCCGAAGATTACTGCAACAAAATCCGCGCCGCACTGGAAGCCCGTGGCTTTGAGATAAGGAGCAAGAGCGATGACCGATAAGACAGAAGCAATGGACAACCTGATTGCACAGGATGCGGACTTGATAGACGTTGCCTCTAAGGTGACGGAAGCAGATCGTGAAGTTTTTATTCGCATCAGCAATTCAGATGAAGAAACCGCCAGTCGTATACATCGCGGACTGATATACACATGGGAAGTCGGAGAGATTGCCCGTCACCGCCAGTATGGATATGACCAAGGCTATTACGATGGTGGCACATATCTGCTTGAAAAGAAAATGAACGAGCGACTACGCCAATCAATAGAGCAACTGACCAAGGACCCCGCATCCGAATGGCAGTCAGGTTATGACGCTGGCATAGAAGCCGCAGCTAAGGCGTTAGAGGATGACGCCAAGACAAGCGGAAACTTTTTATGGAGTGAAGGTCAGTGGCATACCTATCAAATCATAACGTCGGAGAAAGCTGCGAAGATTGTCCGCGCAATAAAGGAAATAAGCAAATGA